AGTGGGCAACGCGTTTAGATGAATCATTCAGCGTCTATGACGAGAACCGGCAGCACTACACACACGGCACTGTTGGACAGATGTTTGAGGCTGCGCATGACGCGAACTAAATTCATCGCCATACGCAAGGCGGCTGATCTGACACAAACAGACCTCGCCAAACTGCTCGGCGTCACGCGGTCAACAGTCGCCAGATATGAGGGCGGTCAATTGCTGATTACGTCGCTTGTCGAGTTTTACATGAACACCCTCAAGAAAGGACAGCACAATGAATGACACGAACGGGCGCAAAACGCGAATTTGGGCTTATGCGACACCCGAGGCGCTAGCATCATATGAAAGAGCCGCAGCCAAAATGGTTTACCCGCCGTCACTCCAAGATGTGATCAACAGAGGCGTTGTTTTGGCAGTCAAAGAATTAGAGGCGATTAACACTGATCCGGTGCAGCCATGAACGCAATCATAGAGCGGCTACGGAATGCGACGGGGCATTTGAGCACGGGGATGATGATACGCCACACCATGCCGCCGCCCTCCGCTTATGGATTGCAGAGAGGGAGCGAACGGATACCAGCAACTTAATGGGATTTCCTGTTCGGTATGACAGTTCAATTCCACCAAACGAAATCCGCCTTGTTGATGACCGAAAAGGACAGGTTGTCGGAGTGGTGAAGTTTACTGAGGATTAGATCAAATGACACGCGATAAACTGATAGAGACCCTAGCTAAACACGGCGCATCATTGGACGGATGGGATTGGGATTCCAGTACCACACTCAACGGGAATTCAGTTGACGAAGAACATGCGCGATACCGCGAATGGGTTTCCGATACCCTAACCGCCATCGAAGCCGCAGGGCTTGCTATCGTACCAGTGGAGGCGACTGAATCAATGATTGATGCAGCACAAGCAGCATGGACGCCTGGCGTGAACCATTTCGAGGCGCACGCTATCCGTTACCTCGCCATGATCGAGGCTGGCCGGATATGAACCGCGCCCGCCTCATAGTGTATATTGTGTTTGCAGGAATGCCGTTTATGGTGGCGGCTGGAATAGTGGAGAAAATGTGGTGAGTAAAAATGTCTTGTATTTTGCAGAGCCAGAAATCTCACAAGAGGCGTTTACTGGACGCCTCAAGTTTGTTGACGGCAGGTTACATCAGGAAGTGCAAACAGTGTTCTACAAAGATAGCGGTATATTCCGCATAGTGAATGGATGGCGAGTAGTCCCGTCCGAAACTACCTCGCCAAATCCATAAGCGCCTTCACTGCTGATTTGTGGACCACATAGGGCTTGATACAAGAGGGGCTTTGGAGTATGGTTATCTTGCGACGGAGGAGCTTTAACCGGTTCCGAATAATGGCCCTGCACTATGGAAGTGGTGCGGGGCTTTTCATTTACCTAATCACCCTATGCCAAACATCTTGCACTTGCCGCTCGAATGCAGACGGGTTTTCTTTCTTCAATATCCGCACAAGGCGCACCACCGCTATGATGACTAGCGCACCGCCTAGATCAACCGCGACCCAACCTATTGCGCCATGCCAAACCATGTTTCTGCCATTGCCTTAATACGTGCATGGTCATTACCACAAATTGACCGTAAGTTGATATGCTCATGACGGACCAAAACGATAGGGATAACCCTATTCCCGTCTCATGCGACAAATAGCCCAAGCCGGTTAAACCCCCACCAACCACCATTACTGCGAAAAGTAGGCCCGTTAGAATGCCGGTGATTGTTTCTGCTATGGAAATGAATATGACCGCAGCAAGCAATTGCAAAAGGCTGCAAAGAATATAGGCGTCACTGTAGAGCAAAATGAAAACCCGCCCCGCTACCATGTTTAAGGCCATCACATTCAATGACCAGAAAACACGCCAGCGGGGCGGATGGATTGTGAAAGCCAAACCGTAAAGCGTGGCAATCACTGACAGTTCGAGATAGTCGCCTTCGGTCATGTTCCCGTGAAAACAGTTATCCCGCCATCATCAAGAAATTCTGCATGAAGCACGGCATGGAATGCGTTTTTGGCTTCATTGAGTTTACGATAGCGGGTTTTCATGTGTTCCCAAGAATCGCGCAAGCGGGCGATTTTGTCAACGTCTGCACCGGCTTCAAGGGCTTTCTCTTCCAAGTTATCCAGCCGAAGCAATGCGGCTTTGAAATTGAGGCTTGCAGCAGATAAGTCTGCGAAGTTTGCTTCTGCTTCATTGATGAGTTCTTGTTTCATGGCAGTTCCTTTTCGCCTTCGGTTTCCAGTTCAACGGGGCCGATTTTCACGGTTGCCCGAAATGTCTCAATCCGTTCGGTAATCGTGCCAGCTACCGAACCTATAATGCCTGCTATCGCCCATTGGACGCCCTCAGGAGCATCACGAAGCGCGGGGATAAACCAAAGCACCGCAACCGCCGCCGCGCCGCCTATCATCACCGTACCGAGCATCTGAAAGAATGACCGCCATGTGAATATCCCTGCGAATAGCCACTTGGCAAAAGCACCTGCGCCCGCCGCGCCCAAGACCTTGAGGGACGCGCTCATTTCTTCAATCCACACAATGATTGCCACTTCGCGTTTGATGCCTTGACCTGCCTGATTGTTTCCGGCGTGTCTGTTTCTGCCCATGTGATCGGCGACAGCACGGCGCATATGCTATCCTTTCCGCTTGAACCCGTCGTCGTCGTGCAGCTTGCCAGCATTGGCACGAGCAGCAGCACGGTTAGCGTCCGCAATGTCTTTGATGGTGTCAGCATTGGCTTTGCCTTCCTTGGCGAGTTGTGAATCCTTACCGGCTTTGAAAGCCGCGCGAAACATGACGGCGAGAACGCCAATTATGGCAACGATGCCAGCGCCGATAGCACCCGCTTTGCCGAGTAATAATTCAATCATCACTTCACCTTTAGCTTGGCAGTTGCGCGGCCATAGATTGCCAGCGCCCCACCTGCAATTGAAACCAATTGAGGCCAAAGCGTGTAGATGTTCCCGCTGAAATCGCCGGTATCCACATCAAGCTGAAAGCCAACAATGCCGAGCGATGGCAGGACGGAAATCAATCCGCCCCATACTGTTTTAGACATATACCAAGGTTTGTATGCACTTGTCGGCATGGCTTAGCCTTTCTTGAACAGTGAGACGATGAATGCGAGAATGGATGAAAGCAGGGAAGGCTTGGTCACCGGCGCATGAATGACAGGCTTCGCTGCCTCTTCCGCAAGCAGTTCGGGAACGGATGGCTTGGGAGTATATGCGGTTGATGGATTGGCAGCCATAGACAGGGCTAAAGAGCGCACTTCCGACACTCGACGCGACCAACCCTTGCCGAAAGTTCCCCATATCTTGAGGCCCTTGAGAAACGCCAAGCGGGCATCCTGATAATCATTAATCAGCTTTGCATGGGGAATAGCGCGAACAGCCTTGAGCGTTGCCGGACCAATGCGCCCGTCCTGTGCAACACCGGCTATGCGTTGCAGATATTTGATCGCCCTGTCAGGCCCGCTGTTGACGCCGAAGTCAAACACGGCAAAATCAACACCGTCCGGCAATTCAGCGCCATGCACGGCATCCCAATACATGCGCCGGTAAACCGTTTTGGCCTGATCTGTGGTCAATGCCTTCAAATCGCCAACAGTTCCGGTCGGCTTCACATAGCGACGGAAGTTGGCAATGGTGATGCCTTTGTTGGTTGCCCCGCCCGGATCGGCAGGATGATTGACGAAACCGCCCTCATGTTTGAGAACAGCGTCAACGGCGCGATTGAAATTGCGGTCCATGGTCATTTCCACTTGTAGGTAAATTCAACGGTGTGCTGACTTGTGGTTGTTGAAACAGCGAGAAAGCTCACCGCCGCCGTGTCATTGGCAATACTTGGAACAATGTGGCCCGCGTGACCGCCAGCGCCGCCATTGGTTATGAACCCGTGCAGTTCGCTGTCAGCACCAAAATCCTTGGTCACAGGCAGCGAGATTTCAAAACTTGCCACACCACCTGCCGTCGCATCCACATTCATGCGCCCGCGCACGGTGATGAATTCGCCATAGGCCTCAAACCTGAAGTTCGAGGCCACGGTGGCAGCGTCCAGATTTGCCAGCGCGGTGATTGTCGGCGAATATGTCCCGCGCGGCAAAATGTATGTTTTTTTGTTCTTGCGGTCGATAATCGTGCCGGTCACAACAGTGGAATAGCCAACACCATCAAGGCCACTTACCAGTTCAGGCGTCGAGGCCTTGATGTGGCAATTGTTGATTTCAAGCTGCGAAATCGTTCCGCCAAACATGCGGGCGTTTGGGAAACTGATAATGCCTGGTTGGTCGTATTCGTCATCTATATACGGGTCGTCCAGAATTACCTTTCCACCTGACTGCTTGCGGATATGGCATTCAGAAATCAGATTGCCTCGTGGCAGGTAGCGCCAGCCGTTCACCTTCCGGTCATCAGTTGCGTGAGGGATAATGTCCCAATTAACGCACTGTGCGTTTTCGTGGATCATGCGATCCTCGAACCCATAAATGTCGCCGTCAGGCAGATACATTGCACAGGTCGCAGCACTATAGCCGAGGACATACCCTGACATCTTGACGCCGAACGAATAGCCACCATGAACCAATGAATAGCCCGTGTTATTCGTCACGCGGGCAGTCGAATAGGTTCCAATGCCAGCCGTTGCGTCATAGGCAGAACCGCCACCGGCAAGCCACAGCTCGGCAGTATCGCCGGAGATATTGTTGAGCGTGTAATTACCGCGCGGGATCGTGCAGGTGATGTTCGACGCGGAGAAAAACACAGGATCAAGATTTGTAATCCCATTCGCGGCAATCGAACCAGCAGCAAACGTCAGGATGGCTTTGTTCGAAACGACATTGATGGCGGTCGGAGTAAGCGACCATGCAGGAGTGCGCCGCACTTCGAGCATTGGATATTCATGAACTGTTGTCGTGCCGATGGCCTGCCCGTCAACAACGGCAGACAGTTCACGGTACTTTGAAGTGATTGGACCAACCGCCCATTCAACTGCACCCATGGTTCCAGCATGGATGAACGCAACTGTTTTGAGCGTCTTGCCAACATAGGAATTGTAGAATTTGCTGGCATTGTTCATTGTCAGGTCAGCAGACATATTGATGCCAGACGCTTGGGTGAACTTCCCGAAAGCAATCAAACCGGAGAATGAGTTTGAACCGGCAGACGGAACCGGAAACGCGCCGCTTTGTATTTTCGCACGGGTATTGAGAAAGCCTATTGCGGGCGGTGTTGCACTGTCACCAATTGCTACAAGATCAAGGAAGTTGGCCGTGTTTGCGCCAGTCAGGTCAAACGCTATGACACCCGATCCTGAAACAGCGAGCCGAAGTCGTTCAAGTTTCACGAATGGCGATTGCAGGCCGGTCCAGTCAATCGAAATCGTGGTCTTGTAGAGCTTGTTCTTGGCATCAAGCGATGCGGTGAAGCCGGTTTGATAGGACGTCCTGCACCAATGCCACGCCATTGCGACTTCATGACCGCTATCCATTTCGCCGGAAAAGTCAGGCTGCGCTTCAATGTCATCAGGGGCAGCATCAAGTTCAAAAGCAATAGCCCCGAACCAGTCAGGATCGACCGGACCCGTATCAGCCCGACGCCAACCGCCCTGTGAGCCATCCTTGGCAAGGCCGGTCGGAATGACAACCATGGCCTGCAACGGATCGCGATGCACCTTGAATGCAGGCAATGAAGCCGAGGTGAGATTGATTGCACCAGTTCCGGCGTAGGCATCGGCAAACGTGGTATGCAGTTTCATGCGCGTATAATTATCTACCGCACGGGAAACCCAAACGATGCTACCAGCCGTCATATCGGTATTGCCGGTCACGACATAAAGCGGGTAGCACGTCACCCATCCCGGCCATGCGGTGAACACAAGTTCATCGGTTGCTGTGTCAATGCTTGTTGGTGATGTCAGAGCGCCGGACAGAAGCGAAGGCGACAGATTGGCGTCAGTTCCCTCAAATACACCGCCAGCGCCATCATAAAGCCCTTTGCGGCCACACATCAACACGGGTCGACCATCGGCAAGCGTCAATGCCTGCAAGGCGGCAAGCGTTGCAACGGAACCAAGGACTGCATTCCCGGCACCGCCAAGTGCTTCCAAGAATGTGTCACCACCACCCGAACCAAACCCGCCACGCTCAAAAACGATTGAAGTTGTTCCAACTGAAATTTCGCCGATAGTGGTGACAAAGAATTTCCAACTGCCATTCAAGGTTCCAGAAACAATCCCAACCTCAGTGCCAGCAACAACGTCATTGGTTCGTGAGAAGTCCTTTGCTCGACGCCATGGCCCTGTATCGACAATCCAAATTCCATTTTCAGATGAGGTCGTTTGATCTTTGACAAGTATACGGTCATCTGTAACAACGGCAATGGCGTCAATCGTTTGATGCCCCGAGAGCGTAATATTTGCCGTAGTTGCAGCGCGGCACGGGCCTTTGATTGCAACAGCCGAGGAAAGCCCATCGGTGCGGTCAATTTGGATGCTGGTCATGGTTTCCCCATAAAAAAAGCCGCACGGTAAGGAGCGGCTTGTGGAATCATTCGTTTTGGTGTTGCTTCACGGCATGACAGCAGCCGTCATACACTCAGAGTTTGGTTTTTCTGCTTTGGTTCAGGAGATGATTAGCAATCGTCGGCAAAGCGGGAATATTCAATGCAGTTTTTGTCAAACGATCCAATCGCTCTAGGCGCTGACAAAAAGGCGGCTACAGAAACAGCAAACATAACTCCGCAAATTCCTGCCATTCTGGAATCGCCGGATTTTAACGCATTGAATGCAACTCCACCCGCAATAAACAAGACTGGAATTGCGATCACACCCAACAATGCCAACACTTACTGCCTCGTTTCCGGTAAGCCTAAAGCTTGACCTGTAGACCGCTCAACCTGATTTAACAGCCCGCGAATGTAGAACAGGTTTTGCAATGGAAGCAATTGGCGAAGTTTATGCAAGTCAGATTGCGTCGTATCCCCCGCAAAAACAGACCCGGAAATCTGGAAAATATCCGAAACAGCATCCGCAGTTGGTCCAAGAAACGCACCTATGACATTGCGGGAAGCATAGCGTGACACCTGTTTTCCGGTAAATGCCGAAAATCCAACCCTGCCACGCGTTGCTTTTTCGGCGATATTGTTGACCTCCATTAGCCAACCGGCAAGGCCGGACTTGTCAAACGCTTCAACCGCCCATTGTGCAGGTTCTTCTGCCAAAGGACGGCCAGCAATCGTTTCTTTCGTGGCGTAGGCCATAGCGCCAAGGCCAAGCATCAGGACTGCCCCGTTCAAGGTATTTGCATCCCGTTGCTGAAGGCCGGACAACGCAATTCTCTGCATTGCCGAAATGCCAAACGATTTGAATTGACCAACCGTCTTGCCAAGTTCTGTACTCATCCAAAGCGGCTTGTCTTGCCCGGGCGTAACGATGGTTTTGTCAACGTCACGAACAACGGCGGCGCGAAATGCCTCTAGCGCATCAGATTCATTTGCATCCCAACGTTCACCACGAGCTAAAAGAACGCCGTCTTGAACTTCACCGTGCTTGGCAAACTGCCCATGGATGCGCTTTGCCATGTCATCATCAATGCCAGACGCAGCAAGTTTGCGAATGTCATCAGCCGTAGCTGTGCCACCAACAACGCGCTCAGAAGCCTTGAGAATGCGCGTCATGACCACAAGACCGGACACTTGCTTTAGCGTCGCATTCCAAGGAGCCATAAGCGATACAAGGCCGAACTTTGTTGAACCGGCAGAAATAGCCCGCTCGAATTTAGAGTTGCGCCCGAAGTTATCAAACACATCAGCCATTGCCATAGTGCGGGTATCGAGAACCATATCCAAAGCAGTGCCAGCCGCCTTGACCTCTTCAGCAGCAGCGCGAAATGCCTTGAAGCTTTTGACCAGCGGAATGAAACCGTCACGGAATGTAGAAACTAGACCATGCTGAAATACAATTGACCCCATGTCTGGTATTGCAGAAACCGTCATACCCCCCAACAAACGGACATAGTTGAGGTTTCTAGCCACGCGCCCGGCACGAACCACGATAGAGGATGGATCATTCGGCAATGCGTACTGCCCACGGATACGGTCGCGGATGCCTTCGATGTCTCTGATAGCGCCAGTTCTTGATTTCTCAATTGCTTGGCGCTGCTCTGGCGTTTCTGCTTTTGAAATCTTGGCATCAGCCTCATCGTTGATCTTGCGGATTTCTTCTTTCAGGTCAACCGAGCCGAATTTCTTTGACAGTTCAATGTCTGCCGACATTGTGCGAACCTGAGAATTTAACACCTGCTCGATGTCGTTTTCCACAAACTCATGAATTTTGGCTGTTTCGATTTTCAGCAGACGTTCCTTGAGAGCGCCACGAGGACCACTTACGATGTCATACGGAACTCGGCCTTCAGCATGACCAAGGATTTGATTGATGGTCTCATCGGCTAGGCTTTCAATTTCCCCAGGCATGAGATTGGCAAATTCATCTGTTTTGGCGATTTGCTGTTTTGTCGGAGCCATCTTTTCGAGTTTGTCCGCCTTCTCAATACTCTTGGCGATCTTTGTATTCACGCGGTCTAAGTCTATTTCCTTCGCCCGCAATTCTGCCAGCATATCATCATTCAAACGCCCATCATCTTCCATTTTCTTGAGAGCATCAACACGCTTGGAAATATTGCGCTGTTCCAATTTGGCCTTGAACAAGTCGCGCTTTGTGCGGGCATAGTCCACCATGACGCCAATGCGCGGGGAGGAATTGGCTTGAGGCCCGACATCAGCAAGAACCTCTTCCAGTTTGTTCAATTCTTCCGCTATTGTTGCGGCTTCCTGTGAACTAATCGCCTGCTCATTGCGCAGGGAATCGGTCGCCTTGTCAAAATCCTCTATTTCGCTTTCGAGGCGCGAGATTTTGGTATCAAGGGAATATGTGTCCTTTTCAGCAGCACTTACCCGTCCAATGAAATCACGAATATCTTTGACCGAGGCATTCGCATCAATACCAACCGTATCCATCCACTCACGAACAACGCCTTCCAGATTATCAGCAATTTCCTCCACAGCTAATTCATCGGCTGTTTTGATAGGACGGCCCGACAATTCCTCACGAACGGCTTCATAAAGCGCGTTTCGATCTACATAAAGGCCATCTTCAGCCGTGCGCAGATTGGCAAATTCCTCATATTCGTTCTGGACGAAGTTATCGAGTTGCCCAATGCCGCCTTGATCTTTGATAAGTCCGGGAAATTCCTTTGGCGTCACGCCCATCATGGCAAGTTCTTGATGCAACGGGGAGCCACGCTGGACGCCGCCACGTTCCTTGATACGAAACAGGACTGGATACTTATCTGCAAAACGCGTTTTCTTCTTTGTCGATTCAGAGACGGCCTTTCGGTAGTCCTTGATTGTGTCGATCATCGCTTTGTTTTGATCAGCGCCGCGAAGCACTTTTACCAAATCAGCCGGAGCGCGTTCTTTCATGACATCATCACGCAATTGCCGTGCCTTCTCGACATCGGACATTTTGCGTTGACGAACATTCAGACGCGCATTTAACCGCTCTTCCATTGACGACAAGCGAGAAAATGACTGGTCATATTTCTCCCGAACTTTGTCCAAGTCCACAATCTTTTGAGCAAGAGTGTTTTCTTCAGCACGGAAACCAGCAGCTTCTTGGCCTGATTTAAAATAGTCAACCAAGCGCTGTTTGAATGTGCCGCGATCCGCAATGATCTTTTCGCGGTTATACATGCGGAAGCGATGCGATATATCGCCCTCTACGCTTACATCTTCAGGGAAAAGTTTCGCCTCAATGGCGGCGTTCTTCAGCTTTTCATCAATCTCACGATAAGCCTTGGCCGCATTGGCGACCTCCGGAATCTCATGTTCACCGCCCATGTAAGCAGCACGGCCAACCTCTTCCTTGAACTGCTTGAACGTCAACTTTTTGCCGCCACGCATCCGGTCAAATTCAGACAAAACAGGAGACAGGCGACGTTGCCAAGCAGTCGGTTCAGGCGTGGAATGATAATATTTGGCGTAGTGGGTATCGATGTCACGCATCGTTTTTGCCAGCGGCGCATTCCACATCTTGATTCTTGTTTCGACAGAACCGCCGCGTTCAGTTGCCACACCCTTTGCATTGTCGGCATATTCAAGAGGTGTTTCAGCCAACCGGCGCACGGTTTCACGTCCGGCGTCCAACTCGCCAAGCTGAAGACGGATCAGCGGGTCTTGCCGAGAGACAAGCGGCAATTTTGAAATCAGGTTTTCGTCTTTAAGTACAAGCGGCCCGCGCTCACGTTCAGCAGCGCCGATGGACATTTGACCGGCAGACCGAAACGCATCATCAACAGCCTGAAATTCATTGACCTGATTTTCAAGTTTGCGGCTAATTGCAACTTGGCTTGTTGTGTTCAGATAGCGCCCCACCAGAGCGCCTAGAGCGCCGCCGAGCAAAACAGACCCGCCAATGTTCAAAAGGCTCTCATCAACCGTTCTAGTGGCCTGTGTAGCCTGTAGACCGGCTTCAGACACAGCAGCGTCCAAACCCGCGCCAATCGCACCACCGGCAATAATTCCGCCGCGTGTCGCTCCTGCTATCGCACCACCAAACGGAAGAAGCGTAGGAAGATCAACCACGCCAGCCGCCATTTGTGCAACGACGCCAGACCAACCAGCGGAAGCAAGCGTTCTGCGATCTGCCTCTTCCTGTGCAATCTGCAATTTAAGTGTATCGGCTGTTTTCTTATTCGTGATGCCCGCAAACTCGTCAATGTATGGAGCATAACGAGCATCATCTTTTACGTAGTCAATGGCGTTGAAGCCTTCCTCTTCCGCATTCGGATCATCATACCCTTGCTGAGAAAGCCACGAGCCAACAATGTTTTGAGTGCGAAAAGCAGCGCCAAACGTTTCCGACATCGTAGGATCAGGCAACGGGGTCTCAATCTCCAGATTGCCGAGATTTTGCGGCTTCGGTGCGATATCAATGAACGGCATTAGTTAACCCCGCCGCCCAAGAATGAATCAAGCGAACCGGCACGATCACGGCCATCCTTGATGTCCGCATCCTTTTGCATTGCGCGTTCATTCATCAAGGCCCGTTCATCAGCCTCTTGCTGTTCAGTGCGCTTTTGCACGATGCCAACTTCAGGACGCCAAAACTTACCGGGCAAAGTTTGGATAACGCCGTTCTTGTCTTTCCAGAGAACGGAATAAGCTGGCATTTCACCGCGCTTTACCATTGCATCAGTTTCAGACGTTGTAATCAATTGGATTGAGCCTTCCTGATGTTCAGGATCAAATCCGCTTACGTCCTGCCAAAGTTGTGTTTTGGCGTACTGCAAAGGATCACCATCACCGGAATCCTTAGGCCAGTACATTTCAGGCGGATGCTTCATGAGAACAGACTTAGACCGGCCCATCATGTCAAACTTGTTGCCTTCGACACCAAAAGAGGACGGGCCATAAAGACGCTTCATTTGTTCAACGGCACGGTTTTTGGCAATCTCAGGATCACCATTGGCCTGATAGAATTGATCTTCTGCAATCGCCATGAATTCGGCTTGAATTCCTAGAGCCTGAGCAGGGTTTGCACCCATGGAAGGAGCGGCACCAAGAACACCAGTGTCAAATTCAGATGCCAAGTCAACGTCTTCTAATGACTTCACAAACTGCTTTGCGGCGGGGTCAATAGCCTTGCGCTCGACAGCTCTTGCCGGATCATTTGCCGCTTGGATACGCCGAGCCGCGTCAGCCGGAGACATATTCAGTTTGTTGACGAAATACCCAAAGTCATCAGCAATCTTCTGGACCTCAGACCCGCCATCACGGCGAGACAAGGCAGCAGGATTAATTGTCGAAATGCGCTGCGCAGCCTGTGCAGCCTGTTCAATCTGCATTGGGTCATTGCTTGTCAGACCTTGACGTATCCCCGAAAGCACCTGTTTGGGAACAACGCCAGTCTGGCGAACGATCTCTTCCGTTATCGGGCGAACCTGTTCAGGAGCAAGTGACTTTGTTGCCGTCGAATAGACGTTATCAACCGTTTCCTTGCCTTTGGCATCATACGGGTCAACCGTCAGACCACCAGATGCAAACGCCTGAATTGCCGCCGCAGTGTCGCCAAACTCTTTCATTTTCGAGTTGAGCGAATTGATCAGTGTTGCCTTCTGCCCATTGTCGATAATCGAATTTGACAGGATTTCATTTTGGGTAAGCGATGTGTCACCAGTCGCAATGCGAAGGCTGAAATCATCAATCGCTTGATTGGACATGGCCGTTGATTGTGCAGCTTCCTGTGTTTGCTGTTCTGAATATTTGCGCGTTGCGTAGTCGCTGAGATCAGCACGGCGCTCAGGAGAGACAGAAGAGACATAATCCGGCATTTCTCCACCGGACGCCTCAATGGCCTTTGCCATTTTCTTGTCTGCCCAAACGCGAACCTCACCGGCTGTCTTGCCGCGAAGGATAGAAGCATTGGCACGAACGGCCTGTGGTGAGAATATCTGTTCAGCAGGTGTATTCGGATCAGCACGGCCTAGCTTTTCGGCGACACCAAAACCGGAGAAATGAGCAAGATACGCTTCGCCCGGGCTAGGTTCACGACCAAGTGACTTGCGAAGACCATTGACATTATCCCGCGTGAAACGCGCACCGGCATCCGCGCTTTGATCAACGTCAAATTTGTTCGATAGGCCATATTGCGCAGCCGTTCCATCAATGAACTGATAGATGCCACCAGCAGAACTATTCGGGTTTTTGGCGTTTGGGTTCAGACCGCTTTCGATGTACGCGATGCCAACCGCAACGTTCGGATCAACGCCATACTGTTCAGCCTTGGCCGCAATTGTTTTTGCTACAGGACCACGCGCAATGAACTTGGCGGGATTCTTTTCAATTTCCAACTTTGCACGGTTAAAATCAGCGTCTTCGATGTATTGTTTGCGGCGCTTGTCTGCCTCAACAGCGTCATAGAGACCAGACTGTTGAGCAGACGAAATCGTACCATCAATGTCTGCTTTCGCCTTTGTCCTCAATTCATCAGGCGTTTCAGGATCAACATAAATCCGGCGATTGGTTTCAAGCGCATTGTCAAGAGCCACAACTTCAGCAGACCGCTTGGCGGATGCGCCCTTGTCAAATATCCCATCATTCACACGTGCCGCATCCGTCGAGGCCGAGAGCTCCCAACGTTCACGCATTTGCGGATCACGAATGAGAGACGCGGCTTTTTTAACCACGTCGGTCGTTTGCTTGGGGGCGCGGTCATTATACGTTGCATAGTCAGGATCGACATCAAAGGCATTCTGGACGCCCATCAATCCTTCTGTTTTTGCAGCTTCAGCACGGGCAATGTCTACCGTGTTTTCTTGTTGCTTGCGTTCAGCACCAATAGCCGACAAGTCAGAGCCAAGCGCGGCAAGGCCACGACCAGCCGCGGTCATATCAGCACTGGAATATTGCCTGCCAGACCGGAAAGAAGCTGGTCCAGACAGATCAAGGGCAGTCGGGAGTTTAGCCATTAAAAGCCCTTTGAAGATGCATAACTTGCAATACCCTTGGCAGCGGTTCCAAACCCGCCAAGAGCCGAGCCAAGCAAGGAAGCCCTGCCCTCAGCGCGACGGGACGCCGCACCCTGCAATAAACCACGTTGACGCGATTGCCCGCCAAACATGACGGAACCAGCATTGTATTCGCCTTCAGAGGCAGTCTGTGACATCAACTTGACGATTGTCGGAGCATCCGCACCAGCGCCTGCACCAGAAGCCGCAGCAACCGCCTGAGCGCGGGAATTAACAAGCCTTGATTCCCGGCGCTTGACTTCAGCCTCACGCTGAGACGCGGCCATTTCTTCCTTGCCAGCAGCTTCCATATTCAAAGCATCTTGACGCGCCGAGCGATCAGCGGCCACGCCAGACGCGACCATGCCAAAACCCGAAACCAAAGCGCCGATCAGTTCAAGACCGCTCATATAAAGCACCTGTTATGTGTTGCATCGAAAGACCTCTTCGTCCTGTTCGAAGGCATGGAATTGAAACCCCGCCAGTTTCACCAACTTCGCCGAGGACGCATAAGAAGCATCGCGAACTGCATAGACATATTCTTCGCCCATTTGCTTTGCCTTGCGGATCAACTTTCTGGACATCTTAAGAATTGGCCTTGCATATTCCGGTTTGGAATCGTGAATTGTAAACCAAACCCAACACCGGCCTTTTCCCCACGCCAAACCACATGCACCGATGATAAACCCGTCATCGACACCAACATACGCAACAGATGGCATATCAATTTTCATATTGAGGGCAACGGCGACAGTTGAAGGGTCAACAGCGACAATATCTAGGCTCATCCGTTTGTCGTGACCCCTAGAACCATGCCGACCATTGTTGCAGTGTTTGGTGACGACCATTCAATGCAGACGCGGCCATCAACATTCCAATCGCCGGGGAACATGAACGCCTCTTCATCCGCAATATCGTTGACAATTTGCGTTGCAGTGATGAAGTCTTTCAGTTCAGGCAGCGGGAATAGCGGCCTTGTGTCATCATCAAAGCGCGATCCGTAACGAATGCCACCGCGCACGAAATCAGCCAGAAGCATACCAACGCTATCAACTTTTTTCATTTGCAGCATTGGCGTTCCACCAGCAGAAGCGTAAGCCAAGCGAGCGGAGCGATACCGAGCGCGGTAAGGAATACCAGCCACCCAATTGGTCGCAGAACTTGGAAGCGTAATGTTGCCGCTGGAATTTACCGTGAAAGTCTGAGGTTCTATTGTCGTGCCTCTGGACGTCGTGACATTTTGAACCAATGGCGCACCATCCGCCCAAACAACAACAGTCTCTCCGGAAAGATGCGTTCCAACGTTAATCGTTGAGGTCGCTTGAGATTCAGATGCAGTAACAAAACTATCCATGACCTTGCAAAGCATCAGCGGCTTCACTTCGCGATCAAGGGCCATCTTTTCAACATAACGAACCGTTGAGCCGCTTACCGTGCGGGCAATCGTGAAGTAAACCCTATCTTGCTCATCAGCGGGCAGAACCGCAACGCTCTCAAAGTTACCATCGGTTTCAATCGGAATAAAAGCAAGCACCTGTTCAATCGGCTCATAGACGCAGCACACGCATGAACCATCATCCATGATAATCCAAATGCGAGTATCAGGGCGGCGCTGGACCGCCATTGTCTTGATTCCAGCCGTGAACAGTTCAGTTGCCAACTTTGACAATTGCGTAGCGTTGTAGTCGCCATTTGCCCCGTCAAATGTCAGTTCGAACAAGGCAGTTCCAGAGCGATCAACAAACACAGCCCGATTGTCCACCTTTACAGGGTCAACAGAACTTGCTCCGGTAGATGATGAATCCTTGATCGACAGATTTGTAGGTGTAAGAGGCTCATCGAGAGACGATGATTTGCATGTTGCGACAGCACCATCAGTCCCGATAAGAAGCCGCTGAAGTGCTATCATCCATTGAGTATCGTTCACGCCACCAGTGGCAATTGAGCGCGAGATTGGCGCGGAATCACCCTCTATTGTGTCATCAAAATTCTCATAGTCGTCAGACACAGAACCCCAAAGGCGATCAGAGCCAGACCACCACAAGCGACCTTCAGCAAAACAAACAGCAGACGGCCAATATTGATTGGATGACCATTCGCCTTCTCGCCAATCGGCAGATGTTGCCGTTCCTTTGAAATTGGTGAGGATTTCAACATTGACAGATGTTGCGGAATTATAACCCGTCACACGCGCAATGCCGGAATTTCCACCACCATCGTAAGACACTGTGATTGTCGCGGTTCCAGATGTATAAGCTCCCTCTTCAAAGCCCAACTTATACCAGAGTATCGAGTTGTCATCGTCATCATTGTTGACGGTAGTGCCAAGGTTTGTCGTGATTTCAGGCACAGAACTAATAGTGCCGTCTTGACGAAAGCGCTTATAGCCCCTGTCCTCACCATCAAATGAACGATACCAACGCAGTGTTCCGACCCATGTTCCAGTTATGGAATAGGACCAATCGCGATCATCGTAAGCTGTGGCGTAGTTGATGCCTGTTACTTTAAATGGTTCTATATACTCGCCACCTCCGGCAATAGGCGTGACGCATGAGAACCCCTCATGGAAAATGGTGAACAATGACCCAACATGGTTTGCATTGAAGAATGCAGACGAAGCGGTAAGAGTACCATTCCCCTCGGTAACGCTTGGCTTCAGTTTGACATCGCGGGTCCGGCCAGCGGAAAAAGGGCCGTTGTCCGGGCTATAATCCACAATGGACCATGATCTTGCGGAGCGACGTTCAATACGTTGAGGCTTGTAATTCTTGCAGGCTACAAACACGACATCAGCAGATTGGGCAAAGCGCATCTTGAAAATATCGGCGGCTTCCCAATTGGTGGGAAGCGTCATGACGCCAGCAGATTCAACAGTCACGCTATCGACGCGCTTTAACGTGGGTTCTTCTGAGTGAAATGACAGATAGGCAGGCGTTGAAGTAGGCGTAAACGCGAGGGAATGAGTTCCGGTCCTGAGAACCGTTTCCTCAATAAGCTCATCGCCACCAGATGTAGACCCAAGCCGGAATGATACCGGCCCGCGATCCACAACTATGCGCAATGCATGTTCAGTGCCGACTTCATTGATGGTAAATGACTGCGATGCAGTGGCACGGGAACCGCGAGCGCTAGCCGTCAAATTCAAATAGCCACCGGACACAGTGCATGTCGCACCATCCGTTGCCGTTAATGTCCATCCGGTCGAAGCACCAAACGTTCCGCTCGTTATGGCAGCAGTGACAACAGGACGGCTAATCGTGACATCATCCACCTTTACCCGAAACAAGTTGTCGGTGAACTCCATAAGCGAGGCATCAGTTGCCCCAAATACAAATTCCTTGACACGGCAATGCGCGTTTGAAGCCGTTGTGCTGATATACTCCAAACCGGGACGCATGAATGCGGGGCCTGAAGTCAAAGGCATAATGTTGGTTTGCGTTTCCGCAGCAAGCCGCATTCTTTCAAGATCAATGCGGGCAAGGTGCTTCTTGTCCTGTACACCAACATTGTAAGCTTGCAGATAGACGTTTGTTTGCGGCATCAGTCGTCTTTCCGATTGCCAGCACGAAGCCGAGCGCGAACCAGACGACCTGCCGGACGCTGTTGAACCTTTTCGTCTACAGCATCAAGCGTCTTCGCTTCTTTTAGAAGTGTGCGGAACAGATTGTATAGGTCATTTCGATTGCCGCGATCCGCCGAAATAGGCAGGCCACACTGATAGGCCAAGTAGGCAGCAAGAGCCTTTGCAAACGATTGACGCCAGCGGCCAACATTCCATCCATATGCGTCATCATCCGATACATAGCGGAGATAAACAGGAGTTATGGATGTGTGCCAATAGTCAGTTTCATCAGCATAATCTGCCAAGCCCTGCGCAAAATCCGCTGTCTGTGAAATGCTGACAGTGCGAACCCAATCATCCGGCTTTGAATAAGCATAATCATACCCGAAGCGCGGCTCCAAATCTTCATCAGGCTGGATTTCAATCGTGCGGATTGCGAAATTCCATAGCCCTTTTTCGAGAAGATAATCACCGGCTGACCGCCACGCATCATCCAAGGCAGAACGAGACGGATTGACCTCTGTCAAACTGCCAAGGCTTGCCGCATTGCCAAGCAATCGCAAAGCATCGCGGTATATGGTCAGACGATCAGCCATGATTATTCCTTAGGCGGCAATGCCATTGGCAAGGCGAGCATGGTCAATAGCAGCAGCGAGAGCCGCGTCACGCGACGGATGATCCTTGCTGATAATCTCAGACGGGTTTTTCGTTGCCACTCGCCACAATTGGCGCGGAGCAAATGAAACGACATAGCCTTCAGGCACATCATCATCAGCAACAGCATTGGACGGCGTTGTAGCCTTGGCCTCTTCACGTTGCCAGATACGAATTGGACGGACATGGACCATCCCAATGCCTTTGCCCATGACGCGAACCTGCATATCAAGCCCACCATCTTCTGACAGGACGTCAACGAGATCATTTTTTTGAAGAATCTGGACATGATGTGCCCAAAATGCAGGACGAAGCACATCGTCAGCCGTTACATGCGGCGGAACAATGGCTTGGCGATAGGTGCGCGAATAGTCCGCTGCGCCACCGTGCGGCATGGCTGTAGGAGCCAAAACGAAGTTTGACATGTGTTTGCCTCATATTTGTTTGGAGAGCGGTTCGAGGCCAGCCGAAGCCAGCCTCGCGACCGCGATGGAGGCACACCGCGACCGAAGCCGCGATATGCTAGATCAGGTGATTGCAGTCGGAGCCGCAACAGTTGCCGCCGTAGCGGTTACAGCCGTGACCTGATAGCGCTTGTATTTTGCAGTGCCAGTCTGGACCGCATCAACAAGATCACCAATGCGCATACCCTTGGCAATGCCATCCGAGAAATAGCCAGCGCCGACAATGCCGGCATCAGCATCAGGGGTAGCATTCTTGTAGGTAAAGATACGCGGGGCCTCGCCACCGACAGTAGCGGTAACGAGGTTGAGGTTGTCAGAAACGTAAGCCATGGTTCAATTCTCCTTACGTGGCTACAAACGCCGAGCCATCGTGAGTGATTTTCACAATGCCGGAGTTCTGAAGGATTTTTGCGCCGTGGTAGACGGAAGCACGAGACCAAGACAGGTCCTGCTTGTCATCGTAACCGGCAGCAATGCGCTCTTCGCCAACGTTCACAGCGTAGCCAACGGCGTTGCGGTGATACATGTAGCAAATTTCGCTGGCAGTACCGAGACCGGTAACACGGCTCGAAACAATCCAGTTGATGCCGTTCCAACGGAACATGCGCCGAGCCGGTCCGCCATAAGGCTTCATCTCGACATAATCACCGCTGGCAAACTCAGTCGTTTGCATCAGATACCCACGGAAGGCCGGGGAAATGATAGCAAACATGTTGTCTTCTTCTTCAACGGCAACATCGCTGTTTCCAAGAATTGCCTGAGCGCCAAGGACGGTTGCCAGCGAAGCAGTACCGGAACCAAAGTCCTGAGTTGCATTCGCCAGTTCAGAAAGAAGAGTCAGGTCAATGTCACGGTTAATGACGTTGATTGACTGGCTGCGCATAACCTTGATTTGGTCGCCCTGTGAAGCAAACACGTTGAAACCAGTCAGTTCATACGGCGCATGTTTTTCAACAAGCGTTGCAGTGAGCTGAGCGTTTGTCGGATTGCCATAAGGGATTTGGCCGTTCGATCCACGGGTCACAGCGGTATCGCTGGACGAACCCGAAACAAGGAACGTGGCCTGATTGCCAGACATGATAGATTCTTTTGTTGCGGTAAGCTTGAGCAGTGAAACTTTCTGCTCGAACGCCGGAACGAAATCTTTCTTGTACTGGATAACAGCGGCTTCAATAGCCATGGTGCTTATCCTTTCAGGATTTCAATTGAGGGGTTTTGAGCCGACGCCGTGCAGGGTAGCCGAGAGCGTTACGGGGCCTCTTGCGAGGGGTAGCCGTTAGCTAGTCGGGGCTTCACTTTGATTGGCAGGAAACCTATTCGCGGGGCCTTTCGGGGTAGCCGCTTCAAGGCAATAAAAAACCCGCACGAGGCGGGCATACATCATCCGGCAAATGCCAGAGATTTCAGATCAACGCTTGCCGCGCTGAAGTTCCTTTTCGGTGATGGCAAGAAGCTCTTTATCAAGCCCCTCGTTTTCATACCGTGCAAAGTCAGTGTTGCGGATTTTTTCAATCTCTTCTTTGCGGACAGTAAACTTGCGCTCACTATCGCCGGTCGCAAACACAACATCACCATATTTTTCACGGCCACGGTCGCCAGCAAACTTCACAAACTCAGGTACACTCCCAAGCAACCGGCCATCGGGAAGGCGAACTTCTGCCAAATCAATGCCAACGCCGGGAATGCTTTCAAGCCAACGCTTTGCCAGCGTAGTTGATTCCTTGTAATCAGCATGTGACATTTCACGGCGAAGGTCGTCTTCTGCCTCTTGCAATGCAACCTTGTCTTTCTGGTCTTGAGCAACCGCCGCCTTCTCTTGCATTTCCACCTACCATTCCGACGCAATTTCAACCAACTCAGGACGGCCATTTCTGGAATGTGCAAAGTCAGTAAA